AAGAATGAGTGGTATGCCAGGCCCTATGAAAGATGAAAAAGGCCGTCCTACTCGTAAAGCTGCATCACTAAAACGTTGGAACTGTAAATAAAGGGTAAATATGCCAAGTGTATCTAAAAAACAACATAATTTTATGGCTGCAATAGCTAAAAGCCCTGAGTTTGCTAAAAAAGTTGGTATTAAACAGAGCGTTGGTGAGGATTTTCTCCAAGCTGACAAAGGAAAAACATTTAAACAAGGTGGATATATGAAAAAAATGAAAATGAAAGAAGTTATGGGTCCTAGAACTATGTCAGAAGACGTAGAAAAAGGTTCTAATAAATTACGTAGATTCGGTGAATCAAAAGTTCAAAAAAGAGAAGCAACAAAAGGTAGAAATCTTGGTGATTCAGGTCCTACAGTTGCTGATATGAGTGGTGGCATGAAAAAAGGTGGTAAAGTTAAGAAATATGCTGCAGGTGGTTCAATTGAAAAAACTAAAGCTGGTAAATCTACACCATCATTTAAATCTATGGGTTCAATGGCTATGAAAAAAGGTGGCAAAGTTGAATCTAAATCAGAAGCTATGAAAGAAGAAAAAGAAATTAAGTCTATTAAAAAAGAACTTAAACATCACGAACACATGAAAGCTGGTAAAGCACATCATGGTTTAAAACACGGTGGCAAAGTTAAGAAATATGCACGTGGTGGTGGCATTGAATCTAAAGGTAAAACTAAGGGCAAATACTGCTAAGGAGAATAATATGGCATTAAAAGACATTACATCACAACAAGACTTAATAGCAGAACGAAATAGAAACCAGGCAAAAATTAAACAAGATAGAGAAGATGCTAGAGCTGCTCAACAAGAAGAACTAAAAAAAGCTAACTATCTAAAAGAAAGACGTGTAGGTAATAATATTGCTTACCAACAATTTAAAAACAGTGGTACTGAAGGTATTGATACAGAACCTGGTTTATTAGATAAAATGATGGGTGCTTCTAAAAATGATCCTAAATACCAAGCTGCCAGAGAAATGAAAAGCGCTCTAGAACATGAAAGAGCAAGAGCTAATGTTTCTGATGCACTAGATGAACAAAGAAAAGCTATGTATGACTCAGCGATAAAACAAGATATGGGTTTACCAGCAGGCGCACAAACATATAAAAAAGGTGGTAAAGTAAAAGCTAAAGCTAAACCTAAAGCTAAAAAAATGGCTTCAGGCGGTAAAGTACGTGGCTGTGGCTGTGAATCAAAAGGTAAAACAAAAGGTAGATTTATTTAAGGAGAAGTATATGAAACACGAAGATATGAAAGAACCAAATATGGTACTTGAACATAAACATCACGTTCACCACATGGAAAAACATGAAGTGGATGGTCACGTACATCATCATAAACATTATTCTAAACATGCAGCTGGCCATATGGTACATCATGAACACGTTAAAAAAATGTGTGGTGGCGGTTACATGGGTAAGAAAGGTAAATAATCATGGCAGGCGGCGGAGCACAAAGCGGCGGTCCATTACCGTCAACATCGCAACAACCTGTACAAAATACAGCTAATTTAAGATCACAATCAGATTTGCGTAACCAGATGTTGGGTTTACCTTTATCTCAACAACCTATGCAACATCCAGGCATGATGCAACATCCAGGTATTCCAGGTCAACCTCAAGCAGGTAAAGGTCCAGGTCAACCACAAGTAATGCCAACGCAACAACCAGGTATACCAGGTCAATATCCAACAGCATTTGTACCTTCTGTTAATCCTATGGTAAATCCTACAAACCCAGGAATACCTTTAGCTCCAACAGGTTTAGGTCAATTACCTCCACAAGGTTTAGCTTCATTACCAGCAGGTGCATTTGCATTTAAACCAGGAATGGGTCCGATGGGTCCTACTGGACCAGGTACATACGCATAAATATGAGACCAAGTCGTGGCATGGGAATTATGAATGAGAAAAAGATTCCTGGTAGGAAGCCTAAGGTAATAACACGTAAAGACGATCCTAATAAGGTTGATGTATATAAAGAAGGTGGCAAAGTTAATGCTGCTGGTAACTATACAAAACCTAGCTTACGTAAAAGAATAGTATCTCAAGTAAAAGCTGCAGCTACACAGGGTACAGGTGCTGGTCAATGGTCAGCTCGTAAAGCACAATTAGTTGCTAAGAAATATAAAGCTGCAGGTGGCGGATATAAATGAGTGCTTTAGCTAAGTCACAACGCTCTTTAAAAGCATGGGGTGACCAAAAGTGGAGAACTAAGTCAGGTAAAAAGTCTAGTGAAACAGGCGAAAGATACTTACCAGAAAAAGCAATCAAAGCTTTAAGTCCTCAAGAATATGCTGCAACAACAAAAGCGAAACGTGCAGGTAAAGCTAAAGGTAAACAGTTTGTAGCTCAACCAAAAAGTATTAAACAAAAAGTAAAACCTTATAGAAAGGTATCATAACATGGCAGAAAAGTGGATTCAAAAAGCAATTAAAAAACCAGGTGCATTAAAATCAGAACTTGGCGTTAAAAAAGGTGAAAAGATTCCTGCTAAGAAGTTAACGGCAGCTGCAAAGAAACCAGGTAAACTTGGTCAACGTGCACGTCTAGCTGAAACTTTAAAAGGACTTAAGAAGAAATAATGTCAGTATCTAATCCATCACCAAGTGGTACTTCGTCATTTAATCCTGACGTAAATTATATTGTAGAAGATGCATTTGAACGATGCGGGCATGAACTACGCACAGGATATGATTTAAGAACTGCAAGACGTAGTTTAAACTTACTTACTATTGAGTGGGCTAATCGCGGTATTAATCTTTGGACAATTGAAGAAGGTTATATTCCGTTAGTACCAGGTCAAATACAGTACCCATTACCTACTGATACGATTGATTTACTTGATATGGTAACACGTACAGGCACAGGACAAAACCAACAAGACATTAATATTAACCGTATTAGTGAATCAACATACTCAACGATACCTAATAAAAATGCTAATGGACGTCCTATCCAAGTTTGGATTCAAAGACTTTCTGGATTAACTTACCCTACAACAGCTACATTAAGCACAACAATCGGTGCTACAGATACATTAATTACAGTGTCAGATGCGTCAAACTTAGCTTATGGTGGTTATATTCAATTAGATTCTGAAATTATAAATTACCAAGGCATTATTGGAAACCAGTTACAAAACTGCGTTAGAGGTCAAGCTAACACAACAGCTGCTGGTCATACATCGGGTGCTGCAGTTTCTGTACCACAATTACCTAATATATCCGTATGGCCAACTCCAGACGCAGCTACAACATATACATTTGTATATTGGAGATTAAGACGTATTAATGATGCAGGTCAAGGTTATGATACACAAGACGTACCATTCAGATTTATACCAGCTATGGTTGCAGGATTAGCTTCATATTTAAGTATTAAGTTACCTAATGTAGACCCTTTAAGAATACAATATTTAAAACAAGAATATGAACAAGCATTCCAATTAGCAGCAGACGAGGATCGAGAAAAAGCAAGCGTTAGGTTTGTGCCTCGTGAAATGTTTTATCACGGGTAATTAGATGCCAACCAAGTATTCTAGTGGTAAGTTTGCAATTGCCCAGTGTGATCGTTGTGGCTTTAGATATAAGCTAAAACAACTAAAGCAGTTGGTAATTAAGACAAAAAATGTTAATATACTGGTATGTCCAGAATGCTGGGAACCAGATCAACCGCAGTTAAGTTTAGGTTTATACCCAGTTAACGATGCGCAAGCAGTAAGAAATCCACGTCCTGATTTAGGTTATTATGCATCAGGTACAGGCGGTGATGGTGGTAGTAGAGTTATAGAATATGGATGGAACCCTGTTGGTGGAGCAAGAGCTAATGATTCAGGCTTAACTCCTAATAATTTAGTTTCAATAGGTAACGTTGGATCAGTAACAGTATCATATACATAGGAGAAGTAAAATGGGATTTAAATCAGGTGCTCAAGGCATTAATCAAAAAGGTAAAACTAAAGGTACTAACTTAGGCGATGACGGCGCTAAATTAGGTATCGAAGGTGGTAAAGCAGGTTCTGGTTCATCTAAGGGTGGCAAAAAGAACATTGATATGAAAACTATGGGTCGTAACTTAGCTAAGATTAAGGCTCAAGGAAAGGTTGGTAAATAACATGGCTGAATTAGTTCCAGGTACAGATAAAGATAGTCCTGCTATCGTAACAGGTAAAGCTAAAAATAATAAGGATGCACAAGAATACAGCATGAAGTTTTTCTCTGCTGACGAAGCTAATCCGATTGGTAAATATACACAACCTAAAGAATATAAAGTTGACTTATCTAATAATGGATATCCAGCTACAGATGTTAAAGAAGACGGTATTGAATTTCGTGGAGCAGGTGCTGCAACTAAAGCACGTAAATCTAGGGGTCCATTAGTTTAGTGGTTAAAAGTCCTTGCGTAGGAGTGTGTCGTCTATATGATGATATATGTGCAGGGTGTAATAGAACGGTAGATGAAGTTGTTGAATGGTACAACATGTCTGATGAAGATAAACAAAAGGTTATAGATAGAATAAATGAACTACGCACAACTAGTAACTGAGATTCAGGATTATACCGAGAATACGTTTCAAACCGTAGATATAAACACATTTATACAACAAGCTGAACAACGTATATATAATACGGTTCAGTTACCAGCACTACGTAAAAATGTAACGGGTAATTGCACTTCAGGTACTAAGTATTTAGATACGCCTACAGATTGGTTATCAACATTTAGTATGGCTATCATTGATTCTAGTAATAACTACACATATCTTTTAAATAAAGATGTTAATTTTATAAGAGAAGCATACCCTGATGGTACAGATGTAATTAATTTTGCTAAACCTCAGTATTATGCAGTTTTTGATAATAATTCATTTATATTGGGTCCAACACCAGACCAAAGCTATGCAGTAGAATTACATTATTACTATTACCCAACATCTATTGTGGTAGCAGGTACATCATGGTTAGGTAATAATTTTGATTCAGTATTATTATATGGTTCATTACTAGAAGCTTATACCTATATGAAAGGTGAAGCAGATGTTATTGCAGAGTATCAAAAACGTTATGATGAAGCATTAGCATTATTGAAACAACTTGGTGACGGCAAAAATAGACAAGATGCTTATAGAAGCGGTCAAGTTAGAGATGCAGTTAGATAATGGCTATTTATCAAACACAATGTACTATATTCAAATATAACTTACTTGCTGGGTTAGAAGACTTTAATCCTCCTAGTGCTTATACTTATAAAATTGCTTTATATACCTCAAGTGCTAGTTTAGATAGTACAACAACGGCATATAGTACTACGAACGAAACGACAGGTACAGGATATACGGCAGGGGGTAAAGTTTTAACTCCATCTATAGCACTTGATAATACAGCTAACGCTGCATATGTAACGTTTAATAATGTGACTTGGAATCCTGCGAATTTTAGTACAGCAGGTGCTTTGATATATAATAGCACTACAGGAGCAGCAGTCGCAGTATTAAACTTTGGACAAACGATTAACGCAGTAAATACATTTACAATAACATTTCCAACGGCTAATGCATCATCTGCTGTTATAAGAATTAATTAAGGATAAATTATGCATAAAGAAACAGGCGGCTTTGGCGATTCAGCTATTGCTACACTAAATACAAATGCTACATCAGCAGAAACTATGGGTGTAGAAGGCCATTGGCATGTAGTATGCCGCGATAAAGATGGTAATTTTAAATGGGAAGAAAAGTTCCCTAACTTAGTTGTTGCTGTAGGTAAACAGTTAATGCTAGATACTTTACTAAGAACTTCTGGCACTTATACTACAACGGGTCCTTTTTTAGGACTTACAAAAGTATCGTTAACACCGGTAGCTACAGATACAATGACTACACTAATATCTACTAATGCTGCAGAATTTATTAACTATACAGTAGGTGGTTTAGCAGTGCGTGGTACAGCATCATTTGCGGCTTCTACTTCATCTGGCTCAACACCTTCTAACGTAACCACATCTACAGCTTCAACGATTACTTACACTATTACAGGTTCAGGCGGTATAGTATATGGTTGCTTCTTGGTATTAGGTACAGGTGCAGTTAATACTCAAAGCTCTACGGCAGGTACATTGTACAGTGAAGGTAATTTCTCTGTTGCTAAAACAGTAACAGCTGGTGATACAGTAAGCGTTACATACTCAACAACTGCGACAAGTTAAGGAGTCTTAAATGGCTCTTGTAGTAAAAGATAGAGTACAAGAAACTACCACCACGAGTGGTACAGGTACACTTACGCTCTTAGGAGCTGTAGCTGGATTTCAAACTTTTTCTACCGCTATTGGTAATGGAAATACTACTTTTTATACCATATATGATTCTATAGCATCTGTTTGGGAAGTAGGTATTGGTACTGTTGGTACTGGTACATTAGCTCGTACTACAGTTTTATCTAATTCATCTGGTAATACATCACCTATTACATTAGCAGGAAATCAAGTTGCGGTATTTTGCACATATCCTGCAGAAAAATCTGTTAATTTAGATTCTAGTGGTAATGTTTCTCCATTAGGTACTATTGCTTCTGGTACTTGGCAAGGCTCAACTATAGGTATTACTTATGGCGGTACAGCAGCTACTACATTTACATCTAACGGGATTTTATATGGTAATGGTACATCTGCATTAGGTGTTACATCAGCGGGG